AAAATGCTTACAGACCCACTTCTGTAGGTCTTTTGCTTACACCTTATTATATAGTAAATTCGCATCAAAAAGAATATTGATGAAAGAATTACAGTCTCTACTCTCCTCGGGAAAGCCCTTGTTTATTACCATTGACGGATTCCGACAGGCGATGCTGACCGCCTTTCCGCTCAATGGTAAGACACCCGAAAAACCCGAAGTGAAGTCAGCATTCGGTATGACAAAGGATGAAATGATTACTTATCTTGGTAGTCATACTTGGTATCAACTCGAGTCACATCTTGCTCTCTTGGATATTCAGAAGATAACGAATCAAGAAAACACCACTCCTATTACCCTTACAGATGAGTTCAGTGATGAGCAACTGCCTGATAACAGTATTGCTTATCACCGTGTGTTCGGTACTGTAATGTCTGATTCGTATTACTACTTCTCAAGTAAGCAGTTGCAATCAGACCTGCTTGCAGCTGAAGCTAATCCGCAAATATCTTGTCACTTCCTCCACATCAATTCACCAGGTGGTGAAGCGTGGTACCTCGACCGCTTGAGCGAAACACTACGCAGCTGCGAGAAACCTATCCTCACCTTCTATGAGCAGATGTGTTGTTCAGCTGGATATTATATCGGATGCCACGGTCAGCGCATCTACGCTATGACACAGAATGATTATGTAGGTTGTATCGGTACGATGTGCAGCTTCTACGACTTCGAACCTTACTTTGCTAAACTCGGTATTAAGAAGGTAGAAGCAAAAGCAACTAAGTCTGACTTGAAAAACAAAGTCTTCGATGATCTTCGTAAAGGTAAGGATGAGCAATTTGTGAAAGATATTCTCGACCCTATGAATGCACAGTTCTTAAGCGAGGTTCGTTCACAGCGTAGTAAAATTGCTGACCTTCCAGACGATACTCCTGTCTTGCGTGGTGAAACTTTCTACACTTCTCAGGCTGTGGAACTCGGTCTAACAGATGGTAGCAAGACGATGGTAGAAGCAATCGTTGAAACTGCTACGATGGGTCGTGAATATACTGAGGCAAAGAATCTTAAAACTGCCGTTTACAACATATAAATGTATCATTTTAATTTTTAGTTATTTATGAGTTTAAAAGAAAAACTAATGAGTGTCATCGAGATGCTTGGATTCAAGCAAAAGTTCGAAGACAAAAGCCTGACAAAGGATGAGTTTAACTCACTCGTCGTAGAGTATCAGAAAAAGTACCAGAGTACTCTTACTGATGACATAGCTTCTGAACAAGCTGCACAGAAGACCGCTCAACAGGCGGATGAGTTTCAGAAGATGCTGAACACCATTCAGTCAGTTCTGAATGGTAGTGAGCCTTCAGCAGCAGCTGATGATAATAGTGGTCAGCAGCCTGCACAGCAAGGCAACGCAACTCTTGAGGGTATCCTTGAGGGTATTAAGGGTATGCGTGCTGACATTCAGGCAATGGGTTCTAACCCTGCACCTGATCAACCAGTGCAAACTATTAACACTGTTACTCTGAGCGTTAATGGCTTCGCTAATACTCCTGACTATCTCTTCGGTGTAGAACATTCTCTCTTCTCTATGAAGAATCGTTGGAATCAGATTGCAGCTAACCCACGAGCAGCAGCTGCTCTTCCTGAGGTTGACGAACAGGTAGATGGCGTTGCCTTTTATAAGGAGGCTTGCAATTACGCCAAGTCGCTCAAGAATCGTTATCAGTACCTTCAGCAGAACAAGATGCTTGATGCAGCTGCGCTTGCAAAGGGAACTTACGCTACGAACTACGATGGAGTAGACAATGCAGGACTTGGCGATCAGTTCGTAGTTCTCCGTCAGGATGCACTCATCGCACGTGTTCTACAGGTGCGCGACCTTACCCAGTTCTTCCCAGTTGCTTACGGATATCAGGACCGTGGACTCGTTTTCAATGCTTTCTTCGATGAAGTTTCTCAGGCTTACCAGTCTGGTGAGGTCTTCAAGGGTGGCATGAAGATTGAAAACCACATGGGTTATGTAGACGACGCCATGATTAAGATGGAATGGGGTCCAATGAAGGAACTCGAGCGTAAGTACATTGGTTATCTCAACAAGGAGGGTTCTGATCCTATTAAGTGGACGATGATTGAGTATCAGCTGCTCAATACTCTCCGTGCTGCACAGGTTGAGCAGAACAAACGCCGTATGCGTGGTATCTACGTGAAGCCTGATAAGGGTGTTGCAGGTAGTTACCTCAATGCTGCTACTGGTATTCTCCACACTTTGTTGCGCTATGTACACCAGTACGACATCAAGCCACACAATGAGAGTACATATCGCACTTACACACAGGCAACCTTCCTCCCAGCTGTTCAGGAGTTCATCGCTGACGTTCGTGCCTCTATCACAGAGGATATGGACCTCGACAACCACGTTGTTTACTTGAACAAGAACCATCAAGCATGGTGGATTAAGAACGTTCGTTCTACCTATGGTAAGGATACAGACTTTACTGGACCTATGGGTGCGTTGAGCGTGGTACCAGACACTACAATGCGCATCATTTGGTTGCCATACCTTGGTCAGACACCATTCATGATGCTTCACGAACCAGGTAATATTCAGTTCTTGGAGTTTGTTCCTGGTGAGATGCTCTCTATGAAGATGCAGGAAAACATGGAGCAGGTTCGTGCTTGGAGTGTTTGGAAAGAAGGTACTTCTGCTTCATTCACTGGTCGTCGCTTCTCAACTAAGGATGAGATGGACAAGAACAACTACGAGTGGCAGCAGATCTTCATCAACCTCTTTGCTGCAACTATCACCGATAAGGTTGACGGTAATAACGGGTTCTGGCAGATTACCGACAGCACCACAACACTGACAACTATCACCGATATCGAGAATGCGAAGGCTGGTGTCGCTTACTGTATCGAGTGCGGTGACAAAACTAAGTTGCCAAAGATTGACAAGTCTGGTAAGTTCGACAGCATCACGGCTGCCTTCACAGCTACAGCTGTAGGCGACTACATCATGGTAATTCTTGGTGCTGATGACAAGTTCCGTGAGTTGGAGCGTTGCGTCGGTGGCACGCGCACCATCAACAAGGAGTTGCAGCCTAACGTACCAGGTGCTCGATAGAAGAATGACTAAGGAACTGGGAGGAAAGTCGATGGAATTAAAAGCTCGGAACGGCTTACCTCTTCAGTTCCTTTCTTAAATCAATAATTATCATTAATAGAAATAGAAATGAAAAAGCCCAATATTCAGAAACGCTATCGTGCGTATAATCCTATGAAAGGATTTAACTACGCAAATCGTCAGTCACGAAATATGTTCATGGCTACGTTTGCGATTTTTGGTATCTTCATGCTCGTAGCAGCCTTGCTTGACCACTCTCTCGGTGCTGCTGCTGGTTCAGGTGTGACTTTCGCCTCTATGGCATTGCTCGGTCACGTAGACGATGTGTCTGATAGAGATACACACGGTAGTGCAATCTCTTACATCGTTTATCTCATTGCACTCGACCAAATCGACCGCACAAAGGAATTCCCACAACCTAACGCTAACCGTGAGGTTGCACCTATTCCTTTGAAACCAAATGAGATACCACACTACTTCGAGGCACACGACATTCCAACCTTCACTGGTACCACGGAGAAAGGAGACATCACCACGACAGGCGAAAATCAGCTGGTCATGGTAATGGGCGGAGCTCGTGCGAACCTCTACAACTTTGTTGAGGAATACAGCGGAGGTAAGTTTATAGCTCTTTATAAGCACATTAAGAAGAAGGAGTGGTACATCGTTGGTGAACTCGAACGTCCAATCATCCTCTCTAACACTGAGGTGAAGGACGATAAGGACGGTCGTTACACCACCCTTACCTTCAAGCGTAGTTCTGTCGACCTTCCATTGATTTACACTGGTAACCCAGCTATTACTGCTGCTACTGCTATCAATGCGGATGCTACAGATGTAGCTATCACAGCAGGCAGTAACACATACACGATTCCAAATGGAACGTCAGCAGCAGCTGCTATCGCTACAGTTAGTGGACTCAGTAAGAGCGATAAGGGTAGATACATCACGCTTGTTGGTGCGGGTACTGACAAGCCTGCAACCATCGCTGACGGTTCAACCTTCGTACTCGAGGAGGGTGCAACGTGGACTGCGAAGACAGGCGCATCAATCACCTTCCGTGTTCTTGACACCACAACACTTGTCGAGGTCTCAAGAACCGAAGCCTAACCGCTCACCCCTCCCATCACGGGAGGGGACTTATTCACCATTTTACTTTTTACAATATGTACAGCGCAAAAGAGAAATTAACGCACTTCTATAAGTTGGTAAGCCCAACAGTAGTGGAAGCCGACCTTGCCCTGCTGCACGAGAAAGCACCACATCTTACCGATTTCACACGTTTCGACCTTTCTCCAGAGAAAAATCATGAGGAGATACTCTTCCTTCTTCTTGATCATTGTGAGCACGACGAAATCGTACGTAATCGACGTGAGTTTGTAGCCGATGCAGCCGACGAGGATAATGATAACAACACTGCCAAGAACTCTTCTAAAGATGGCAACGAGAATCCTGAAACACTCAACAGCAATGGAGATGAAAGCCCAGACGCTAACGGTGGCGAAG